AAATCCCCAGCAAAGAGATATTTTTGGAAGCGTTTTCGTCCGCATCCACAACATCAACTTCGCATTTGTTGTTGATACACTTAAACACCTTGTTTTTCCTTGCTCCCAATATTAATGAACTTTACAAATGAAAACTAAAATATTAATCATCGCAATACTTATCACTTTGGTAGGTTGTAGGAGTAGCAAACTAAACATCGAAAAAACCTTGGCAAGTGCAGAAGTGGAGAAAATTGTGCAGGTGGAAAAGCACCTGGAAGAAAAAAAGGTAAAGGATTCCGTAAAAGTCGTTGAAAAAAAGGACGAAAAAAAGCAGACCGAAACTAATCTTCACGTAGAATTTGACCCGAAGAAAAATGATTCTTTGGAAGTAAACCATGTTGCGGATGGAGACACTTTGAACTTGAAAATCAATGGTAATGGTATTGTAATTTTCGATTATAAAAAGAAAAAGCAAGAAGCAAAGAATTTTGTAAAAGAAATTTTCGGAAGTGTAACCTTAAAAAACATCGATTCAACCGTAACGGAAAAGAGAAAGGAAAAAAGCGAGGTAAAGACGATGACAAAAACAAAAGAGGTAAAGGAAAGCGGATTCACTTTTTTGGCTTACCTAAACTGGACTATCATCGCAGGTCTTGTTATTGCGGCGGTATTTTTCTACTTCTATCTCGGCGGGAAAGTGAATTTATAAATAAGCCGTAAAACCCCTATCCTTTTAAGGTAGGGGATGTAAGGCTAAAATAACAATTTCTATTTAGACATTTGGTAATATGGAATACTTTTTGTATTTTTACAAAAAATAAGAAACTCGCATAAGTGATTAAAAACAAAACATACAAATTCAGGATATATCCAACAGCGGAGCAGGAGATTCTCCTCGCTAAGCATTTTGGGTGTACTCGTTGGGTCTATAATCATTTTTTGAATGAACGGAAAGAACAATACCAAGCAGATAAAAAGTCTGACAATTATTACAAACAAGCTGCCACGCTGACAAAACTTAAAAAGGAAGAAGATACAAAGTGGTTAAAAGAAGTAAACAGTCAAACTTTACAATTTGCGTTACGTTCCCTTGATACATCTTTTTTAAACTTTTTTAGAGGAAATGCACAATTTCCGAAATTCAAATCTCGTAAACACAAAAACACTTTTACAATACCACAATTTGGCAAACTTGAAGATGGGAAAATAATTGTACCTAAATTCAAAGAAGGTATCAAGGTTAAGATACATAGAGAGGTTAAGGGGAAGATTGGTAAAATGAACATCACCAAAACACCTACTGGTAAATATTATGTTTCAATTTTTACAGAACAAGTTGTAGATGAACTTCCTAAAACTAACAAACGAGTAGGTATAGATTTGGGATTGAAAGATTTTGTAATCACTTCTGGTAGCAAGAAATTTAAAAACAACAGATATACAAAAAAGTATGCAAAACAATTAAAGAAAGCACAACAACACCTTTCTCGTAAACAAAAAGGCAGTAATGGGTTTGAAAAACAAAAACTCAAAGTTGCTAAGATTCACGAGAAAATTGCGAGTTGTAGATTAGATACCTTACACAAAGTTTCTCACAAACTTGTCAATGAATTTGACGTTATTGTTTGTGAAGATTTGAATGTGAAAGGTATGATTAAAAACCACAAACTGTCTAAACATATTGCAGATGCAAGTTGGGGGAATTTTGTAACATTGCTTCAATACAAATGTGATTGGTATGGAAAAGAACTTGTGAAAGTTAATCGCTTCTTTCCATCAAGCAAATGTTGTTCAGAGTGTGGTTGGATAAATCAAGAATTAAAACTTTCAGACAGGGAATGGGTTTGTAAATCTTGTGGTGTTGTACATAATCGGGATTGGAACGCAAGTAAGAATATCCTAAAAGAAGGTTTGAAAAATATCTCGGCTGGGACGGTCGAGTACAAGGGTGGAGAGGAAATAAGACCAACATTGTTGGCACACTCTGAGAAGCCCGAAGCCCCTACACCTTTAGGTTAGGGGTAGTTCACTATCAATATTTAAAAATAAAAAACGATGAAAATAACAAAGACATCAAAAAAAGGAATCGACATCATTAAAAAGTATGAGGGATTTCGGTCAAAACCTTATCTGTGTCCTGCAAAAGTTCCCACAATCGGTTATGGAGCAACGTACTATCCAAACGGACAAAAGGTAAAACTTTCAGACCCTGCAATTGACGAAAAACACGCTTCAATTCTGTTGGAAGCAATGTTAGTTCCGTATGAGAAAGCAGTTGATAGCTTTTGCCGTGACGATATTAATCAAAATCAGTTTGATGCTTTGGTTTCGTTCGCTTACAATGTGGGGATTTCAGCGTTGAAAAACTCAACACTTTTGAAAAAAGTAAATAAAAATCCAAACGATAAAAGTATCGAAAAAGAATTTTTGAAATGGCGGTTTGCTCGTGGTAAAGAATTACCAGGTTTGGTAAAACGCAGAACAGAGGAATCAAAACTCTATTTTTCATAATGGGATGTCTTTATCTACCGCTACGAGTTAGCGGTTTTTTATTTTTTTTTGCATTGGTTTGTACTACATAAATCATAGTCTCCAAACTCACGACTTATGGTTTCGTCTTTCGTTTCAATTTTTACTATAAATCCCTCGTTTGTGAATTCCGTAAATTCTTTTTCGGTTTTTTCTTCCAAATAATCCACATGACAAGCCAATATGGTTTTATCGCAGTTAGGGCAAATTGCCACTTTTGAAATGTTTCCTTCTGTTCTCATTGCTTATGTTTTTGTTGAACTACTCCTTAAATTAGGATTCTTGCACTACGCTTGTCGCAACCGACTACGTTGGCGTGCAGAAGTTGAGTCCCCAACTTCATGATATTTTTTGTGGCTTGCAAATCAGCATTATCAGAATGACCACATTCGACACATTCAAATAAATCGCCAGCTTTTCTAATAAGCCTTGCTCTTTTTATATTCCCATTAATCTTTTTATTTTTGAACACCTTTATTAGTCCGAATTTACCAACTTTAAAACCTCTTTCAGTTTGCCTAATGGCTTGAGTAAAGTCTATGGACATATATTTTTCCTTTTTCGCCCATTTAGGATAGCCACTCCCTTTAAAAAAAGATTTATAGGCTCTGTCTAATCGTTCTATCGTTTTGTTTAACGATTGACTATCCACCTCGTTTATAAATAAATACTCTGATTTCAAATCTGTTAATTGCTTTTGTAAATCATAGCATGATAAATTTAATCCTCTTGTTTTATAAGCGTATTCTTTCGTTTCCTTTGCAAGATTATAAACCATACGACATATTCCAATCCACCTATCGAATTTCTTCTCATAGGATTTGTTTTGGTAAAGTTTATATGTATGGGTTTTAATCATTTCTCTTTCACAAATGTAATCATTTTAATTACATTGTGAAATAAAAAACGTAATTATTTTAATTTTTTTTATCTTTGTGGAATGGCAAAGAAAAATATATCAATCAGAATATCTGAACCCACTGATTTGCTTTTAAAAGAATTGGCGAAAAAACGTGATGTAACACAAGCGCAAATTATAGATGAAGCAATTAGGCTTATGGCGAAAAAAGTGAAAATCAAACTCGATTAGTAGCCGTGTGTTTTTGGATTAGGGATACGATATAATTTTCATCATACATTGCATCCTTACTATTTTTCAACATTCTATTTGCGTATTTAAACGCTTCCAAAAGTTCAGCCTTATCCGCTTCCAGCTTTTCTATTTGCTGTTCTAAAGTTGATTTTTCAATAGCTTTATCTATTTTAGACAATATAAAATCACAAGCATTTTTTGGATTATTTTTTAGTAGAAATTCTTGTCTTGCTTTTTTCAAACCTTCGTTTATTTCTTCCATAGTTCTCCAAGGTTCAACTAAATTTCTTTTTCGATTTTGACATCCATTTTCATCACAATAATTCATCGTGCATTTTTCTTCTGGAGTTTCGCAGAAGTTCCACGGTTTTTTCGGTGTTTCCATTGTCTTGTTTTATTGATTAATTTTTGTACTACGTTCCATAAATTCTCTCTCTTGCCAATCGTGATAATCTTTCGCACGGATTGTCACGGAAGCCGTAGTTGAAGATATACTCGAATACCTCGTCTTTCGGCTGGTCTTTAATCGGAATAATAACACGTTTTCCATTCTCGGAAACTTTGATGTATCGGAATCCGTTTTTGTCGGACTGCACCTTATATTCTCTACCGTTGTACCCCATTTAAGGACGCAAAGAACGTCCGTCAACAGTTCCTACTTCACAGACCTGACTAACGCCAGCGTCTCCATAGGCTCATCGGACAGTACCTGCCCTGATTTATTCTTAGGGTTTAGAGCAAACTTTAATATATTATTTGCTGCCAAAACATCCCTTTCATTAATTGTTCCACAAGAAGTACATACCCAAGTCCTATCAGATAACTTCAAATCTTTATTGATAATACCACAACCACACATTTTTGAGCTTGGTTCAAAGTATTTTAAAACATATCCCTTTGTTGTTTTTGATTTTCCATTACAAACCCGAACAACCGCAGCTCTGTCTAATTTGTATTTATTACAAACCTCTTTTGTCCCAAAGCATTTATCAATTAAAACACCTTCTTTATAAACTAAAATATGTTTTCTATTTGGGTGTATTTTACCTTTCATAGGATGTGGTCTATTCTCGTCCCAAATAGAAACCCCTTTTTTTAAATCACTAATTTTATTGCCCATTTCTTTTTTCTTTTCTGGGTTATTCATCCACATCATTTTACTACGCTGACCAATTTCTTTTTTTTCTTTATCAGACCATTTTTTGCCTAATCCATATTTATTACCAAACATCCTATTCTTGCAAGATTTTTTGTGAGATATTGGCATTTTGCAACCCAACGTACTTCCAGCAGTTTTACAAATATTATAACCTTTCTTAGGGTTATATGACTTATAATAGTCAATCCAATACTGTTCCCTATCAATTAAATGTTCTTTGTTTTCTACAATTTCAATAATTTCAAATATTAAAGTGTCTATACCGTATTTGTTTACAAAATTCTGAAATCTTTGATTGTGGCATTGTTTATTAAAATCTGATTTATGTTGAATAAATCTTTGATGACAATTTACGGCGCTTCCAATATAAACCTTATCATTTATATTATTTTTAATGATATATATTCCTGATATTTTTTTCATATTACAAATATACACATTTTAGAACAATAAACATACAAAACACCTACTTATTTTAGAAATAAAGAACGCAAAGATAAAAACGGGGTACAACATACGCTATATGCAATTTTGCCGCAGGCGCAACACAAAACTGCACATAGCTACATCGTTAGTGGCAATACTCAGAAGCCCTCCGAACAGCAACATCGTAATATTGTTTTTCCTTTTCAATCCCTATTGATTTGCGATTTAATTTGATACAAGCCAAATTTGTTGTGCCTATTTGATATAATTATTGTACAATCTGACTATCCACTCCTTAAATTCACTCTCTGTCATTGTGTTTTTAGCAGAATTACAATGCTTACAACAAGAAACACAATTATCGCTTATATAGCCTAAATTGCTATTAATTCTATCTATACCATTTGCAAATATTTTTATATTTTTATCTGAATTTATAATATTACATCTGTCTTTTATTTCAATAAATGGGGCTATGCCACAATAAAAACAAGGCTGTTTGCTTAGTTTTATAAATTCATCTAAAGGAATAACAAACTCCCATTTGTTTTTTTTAGACCGCTTTTCTATTGTTGATTTATATAATTGTTTCCAAATTTGATTTTCTCTATTTGGATTATATGTTTTTGGTTTGTGCTCAATTTTATTACACCCACAACTTTTCGATTTACCACTTCTTATACTTTCTCCGCTTACAGTATGAGTATTACCACAATCGCAAATACAATCGTATCTTATTTGACCTCTATTCCCTCTTGTTTCCGAAGTATTTAGTACGGTAAGCTTTCCAAATTTATGTCCGATTATTTCCTTTATTTTTGCCATATAGATAATGTTTGTTTTTGCAAATATACAACATTACTTGTTATTACCCAAATATTCGCGTATTCTCTTTAATGTTATATCATAGTAATTCTTTTCTTTCTCAATACCTATAAACCTTCTATTGTTTTTTATAGCTGCAAGACCACAAGTTCCTGAACCCATTGTGTTATCTAAAACCATATCGCCTTCATTTGTGTAAGACTTTATTAGCCATTCTAACAATTCAACAGGTTTTTCTGTTGGGTGTGATGGTCTTTCCACTCTATTGAATTTTAAAACAGTTGTTGGTAATCTTTTACCATCTTTGCTTTCAGAAACATTTAGTTTGTGATTTCCATAATTAGTTTGTTTATCAACAGCCTCTTGTGTATTCCATCTTTTATAAGGCTCTCCATACCAATATTGAATGTTATATGTAGGTTGTTTTTTGTAAAAAATCAAAATATCTTCATTAGTTTTCATCGGTTTCCTTTTAGCATTTAAAAAGTCTGAAAACTTGTTTTTCTCCCAAACAAGTGAATATCTAAACATTTTTAAATTACTTACTATTAGTTTTGAAGAAAATGGTTGGTTTCCAAATAGAATAATTGCACCGTTGTCTTTTATTATTCTATTGTATTCTTTCCATAATTTATCAATAGGCAATACACTATCCCAATTATTTTTTGTCATTCCATAAGGCAAATCGCAAATAATAGCATCAATTGATTTATCCTCAATAAAAGGAAAAACATCGAAGCAATCTGCATTATATAATGTACTGCCACTAACACTCGTTTGGCAAGATTGGGTATTTGGCTTAATTTGATGTTGGTCTTGTTTTTTCATTGTTTAGTCTTAAATTTAATGTTTCGGGATTATTTTTTCCCAACCTCGCCAAGCGAGATAACGTTAGCGGTCATGCCTACCGGACTGCTCCGTAATGAAGTTTGTCCATTGACTAACCATAGCCTGTGCAATTCCTGAAAACGTCTTTGAACGAAGTTTAGCACGTTCATCTTTTGGTAGTTTCCAAGCATCGGCATACCAGCCAGGCATTGTTTTACCGCTCTTAAATTCTTTTCTTGGTTCAGGCTTCACCACATTTGTAGGCGTTAATGGTGGAAGTCCTTTAAGCCATAAGCACGTTTTCTTTTCGTATGGGTCGCCAAACTCATAAGGGTTAATAATTTGGTCAGGTTTCCGCCATTCGCTACTCATTATCCCTACAGGGTTTTCAATGGCTATGTAATCACATTCAGCATTTGCGAACATCAAAAAGAATTTAATCGCTTCTTCTCTGTCTTTATGCCTTTGTACGGCTTTTTCTCCGTATCGGTCAATATTAAACCATCGGTTGCCCGTTACTGTTAGGTATGTGCATGGCGGAAACGCTACAATCATGTCCCATTTTTGTTTTAGCAATTCGGTTACATCTTGTTGCAGATGCCATTCAGGATGTCCGCCACTTTCAGGCAGTAAATCACAGCTAAATGCTTCGTGTCCTAATTTGCGCAATTCCTTTGTAACCGCTTGACTTTCCTCACAAGCAACAAGCACTCGGAGAACGCCAGCCGATAACACGGGTTTGGCAAAATGGCTGTTCAGTTCTTCTATCAACATTTGTTTTTAATTTTAAAGTTTAGTATTTCAATTTAGCTTCAGGTTCAGCCACTTCGCCAAGCCCGAAACCGTTAGGTGCAAGCTGTGAGAACGACCGACCATTGTTCAGCCATTGCCTTTGCGACACCTGTAAATGTCTTACTACTTTCTTTTTGAGTGATGCTTTTAGGAGTTGCTTTTTGTCCTCGTTTTGCACCACCAGTATTTGAAGGTAAGTAAGGTTTATATTCTGTTTTAATGTCCGTTGGTTTTAATTTTGGTAATCCTTTCAACCATAAATGAGTTCGTTTACTATATTCGTGTCCATACTCATAAGGCTGTATTACTTGCGTTTCTTTTGGTAATCCAACTACTTTTAAAGGAAAAGGATTTTCAACCGCTATAAATGGAATATTTGCATTTAAGCATTTCATAAAAAACTCTTTTGCTTCCATTGCCAATTCTAATCTTTTAGGGCAAATTTCGCCAGCCTTTGGATACATCCATCTTGCACCTGCTCTACTCATAAAAGTACAAGGCGGATGAAATATTCCGAGTGTTGGCTTTATCAACTCTATTGCATCAAATACACTCATTTGTAAGTGCCATTCAGGATGTCCACCACTACATTCTTGCAAATCACAAGAGTATGCTTCAATTCCTAAATATCTAAATGCTTTTGTTACTTCTTGACTTTCCTCACAACCAACGAGAACACGAAAGCCTGCACCTAACACTGCATTGGCAATATTGGGGCTTCCGTGCTTAATTTGAGCTTTTGTGCTTTCTAATATCATTTGTAATAATTTTAACATTTGTACTTTCTAATCCCCAACATCGCCAATGCTTTTACGTTATCTGCTATTTCTAAACAACTCCTGTTTTCCCCACGTAATTCCGTCATGAGGTACAATCATTGGATAACAATCCATAAGATCTGAATGAACTTTTTCATCATAATCTTCGTCCCCCTCGTCTGGAATTGCGCCAAATTCATCCTCTATCAAATTGTAGATTTCTAAATTGTCAAAATCATCACTGCTAACATTTGTTTTGCTGTCTATCAAAACCCACCACCAATAAGGTCTTTGGTCTAAAGTTTGAAACCAAATCAATTGCTTGCCGTCTCCAAGTTTTTTCTTACAAACTCGTGGAATAAATTTGGGATATTTTTTTCCCCATAATTTCGGTTCACATTCTTCACATAATTCCGCCATCTTCTCGTCGAAAGATTTGCCATCAGAAACAGCCGATAACACAGTATTGCCAATAGTGGCATTGAAGTTATTCTTTGGGGTTTCGTTTTTTGTTGTCATTTTTATTTGTATTTTGAAGTTAATTTTTTAGTTGTGCCACCATCGGCAATACAAAGCCGTTATGCCCAATGCTAAGCGACATCGTTAATATTGACAGCATATCCTTTATCAATAAGTCCGAGAAAATCAAACTTCCATTCAGCAAGTTGTTTTCTAACATTATATGGCAACGTATTCATATCTCTGTAATCCTTTGACGAATATCCTTCGTGATGGATATACTCTTCGTTTCCGTGCTTATGATACCAAAATTTGAACTTATGGTTATCATTAACCAATCTGTATGCTTCATCTCTTGTAAGCTCTGACATTGGGCGTAATCCAAATATTTTAACTACACCGTTTTCTATAGCATAATTAAAATGCCTATCAAATCCATTTTCAGAAATATTAAAAATGCTGGCACTTGAATTATTTACGCCAATCATTTTCCAATCAACCATAACTTCCAATCCGTAAGGAAGATAAATTGATAGGTGTTCCCAAGTAAGCACTGGGCATAACATCGGTTTTGCAATACCGTGCTTGAATGTTTCAGTTGTAGTGTCTTTCATTTTAATAAAGTTTTTTGTTAGTATAAATTTTAGTTAGCTTTAGGCACGGCATCGCAAAGCCTTTTAACGTTGTGTGCAATGCGTTGAAATACACACCGCTAAAGCAACCCTAATTTTCTTGCTTTTTTATCAGCATTTTTTTGGTTTAAAGCATAGATTTTATGTCCGTTGAAATCAAACTCTTTATGACCTTGCATTTCGGCTTTTTCTTTTTCAGATTTTGAATTTTTTAGATCCATATCTTCTCGTCTTTCTTTTCTCCCTCTGTCAGAAATGAATTGTTTATTTTCGAATGCAGAAACAGCCCCTATCATAAGTGCCATATTCATAATACTTGTCATTTTTCCCATAATATATTTTTTTTAATTGTTAATAATTTCTGTAATTCGCACTGCACACAACACTGGTTTTGCAATAGCGGTTTTGAAAGTTCTTTGCGCATAAAAACCGCCATCGCCAAGCCGCCAAACGTTATGGGCAACCGTAGGACAGCCCCGAAAGACCATCCTACGAAACCCACAATTTTAAAACAAATCACCAGAGTACCATTTCTTTTCAGTCTTGGCAGGTTCATTGATGTACTCGGTAAGCTTGGTTGTCAACTCCGCTTTTGTGCTAATAGCAAAGGTGTGGCAACCAACACGAACAATGTAACCCCTGTTCACCTCTTCGATATTGATTTGTCTAATTTTGTTTTCTCCCATAGGAGTTGGCGCTGCTTCATTTACACAATCTGCCATCGGTTCGGGTCTGCTACTTAGAGTTCCCGCACTTCTTAATTCTGTATCCATTTGTTTTAATTGTGGGTTTTACAAAGCCCTCCCAGAGCATTATCTTGAAACGGCAGCCCATAACACGTGTTTTGTGCAATAGGGGCTGACGTGGTTAATTGAACATTTGTACTTCTAATCGGCTTCTGTGGTAGGTTGAAAGTTCCGTTTACAAAATCCCCTACTGCACAAAGCACCTTAACGTTAGCAGAAATTATTAAAACGAAACTGTTTTAATTTTACTGTTTAAATAATGCTTTATTTGTAAGGTCATTTTCTCATAATGTTTTACAATGCTTTCTAATCTTTTTGGAGTTGAATTTATCCCAATTTCTTCCAATCTCTCTTCAAAATTTTGTTCAAATTCTGATATATCAGTATCTAAATTATAATCAGGGTCATCAGTTCCTAATAAACAACCAATAGTCCAATTTAGTTGGTCTTGTGCTATATCTTTTGCTATTTTTTGAGTGAATTTTTTCATATTTATAAATTATAACTTCTGCTAACATCGGTTTGGTTTCAGCGGGTATGAATGTTATAAGTAGTGCTATTTGTTGTTTAATTTAGTTTTGTGTTTATACTTAGTTTTCGCTTCTAATCCCCGCCGAAAACCAAGCCTTTTAACGTTATCTGTAACCGATTAAAAATCGTCTGCAACTCCATTGTAAGCTAAATGAGAATAATCTACATAATTGTCGTTTTTCCTCATCATTGCTTCGTGTTTTGATTTTCTACAATACGATTCCCAATCGGCTTGGTATTTATTAAATTTCAACCAACCATCTTTTACTTCTTTATCGGTAGATATATTTTTAAAAGCAACTCCTGCTCGTTGAAGTTCTTTATTTGATATTTTGAAGTATCTTTTTCTTTCGGCTTCATTTGAAAAATTTATAACTTCCGAAACCCTTATTTTAAATTCTGTACAAGTCATAGTTGTTAAGTTAAAATTTCGGCTACAGATAACATCGGTTTGGTTTCAGCTGGTTTGAAGTTATCCGTAGTCCGTTTATGCTGTCGGAACTGAATCAGACGTTTGTGATTTAGCATATTTGACTATTGTTTTGTAAACTACCCACGAGCCTAAAGGCATCGGGGCTTTAGACATCAACAATGCATAGAACAACTATACATATCGCATCTTTCAGGATTGTTTACGGAAATCC